AATGCTTACCCAACTATTGCGGCTTGGTTATGATTTACAATTGCGAATTAACAGATACGTTTGGAGGCGAGGCGAATTATTCCTGGATTAGGCGCGAATCCCTGGAATTATCCGAGGATCTCACCAATCGGCAAATTATCCGCCGCGCTAAGTCTGCCTTAGGTCTAACCGGTTGCCGTTGCCGTACTTCAAACTATGGCGAGGGTTGGGAGTTGAGACCTTATGGGTCTTGTACCGTTGCTTTTATTCTGCCTAGCTATGGCTAGGCGCTCAACCGATAAAGAACAAGGGGCGCGGGTGGCCGCTGCCCTTGTTTTATTAAATGATGGCAAGGGCTCGGCTTACGCTGCGGCCCTTTTGTCGTCTGAGTTTGGGGTAAGCCTTAGGCAGGCTAGGCGCTATGTCAATTTGGCGGCCCTGCAGTTATGCGAAGATCTTAACCCTGTGGAGTTAGATCAACTAGCCTCTCTCAGCCTTCACAGGCTTGAGTTAATTGCTGGCCAATCTATCGCCGCCGGTGAGACAAAATTAGCCATAACCGCCACCAAAGCGCATTTGTCAGCGGTGGCACAATTAAGGCGAGCCATTAGCGCCCCCCTAACCAAATTCCGCCTCTCTACCAAATACACCCACCCACCCGATCCCCCCTTTTAATCCCGGCGCTAACGCCCCCAGCAATGGGGGGTTTTTTATGGCCTGCGCTAATCGCTGCGCTAAGGGTGGCGCTGATTTTGCGTCCATTATGTGACCGATTAAAAGCGGGGGGCTGGAATACTGCCCCCGCTAATTCAACCCAAGGGGTGGAAGTCTGAATAAGAACTGGGTGTAGTTGTGCTTGGAGGAAATCCGGGGGGCGGCGCTTAGATTCAACGCCAGTCCCCCCTTAGCCTCTGCGGAAGCAACCTAATCCTAGACGTTGTTGGCTGGGGTGTCAAGCCTATATGAATGCAGTTTTCGCCCCCTATGAATGCGATTTTTGACGCCTAATGAATGCAGTTTTTGGCGAGGCTTGAATGCGATTCTTAAATGGCGCGGTGCTTGTTGTTCAATTGCAGCAGCTCTGTTTGCAGGCGCATCGCACCAATCGCATTTGAACCCGCGCCGTTCTCAATCGCATGGGCAATCACAGTCTCTAACTTCTCTATTAATTCACTGACTTTCTCACTCCTGTCCATAACATTTATGTCTGCGATCATCTGACGCCGGGCCGCTGACATCCTGTGCTCGGAGGTTCTTGTTGCTAACCCCCACCTATCTGCGCACCGCTGCCTAATAAGATTTGGGCGTATTCCTTCCGCTAACCAATTCTGACATTGATAAACTTGCTCTGCTATTTCCATCGCAGTGAATGCAACTCTGCGCTTGGGAGTATCATCTACTTCTGCAATGTTGTCGTCTTCGTTATCACCTACTGGATCGGTGCTGCCGTAGTCCGCCAGTAGGTCGTCGGTGGTACGGGGCTCGGTGGACATTTAATGTGCGCGGTTACGCACTAGATTGCCAACCCCCTGCTAACACGCATTGCCGGGGCGCCAACCCGCAAGCCACGCTGCACGGTAAATCGTCTCCCTTGAATGCGATACAAGCGGGACGCTGTAGTCGCTTATGTACTCCAACGCGCTCTCCTCCCAGTAGTCGCTCTCGTTAGCGCTATCAATGAGTTGGCGGAAGGTCATTAGGGTTGCGGTCATGAGCAGAGTGCTAGTGGGTGGGTGAATGCAGTTGGGGCGATCTCTACGCAGTGGTTGTGTATCGGGTGGTTCTGAAGCCAATGCAGGTGATGGCCCGCAATCTCCTCCTCCGTTGTCGTGGGTTGGGCTGTGTACCAACGGTGCCCGCACTCCTGGCAGTGACGGCGCCGGACAATGTGGGCGGTGTTGATGCTGGTGTATGGGCGCAGGATTTTGCTGCGGACTGCCGCGCACTTTGGGCAGGGGGGTGACTTCATACCCGGCAGATCGTTAGCTCGGTGCGCTCAATCATGCCATCATCGTGATGGTGCCATACCTCTAGGGAGGCGTCCATGTCCGGCTCGTGGTGCTCGCTCATCAATACATCCACCCACCTGCCTAACGCCTTACCCACAATCACACCCTGAATGGTGAAAATCGCATCCAGCCGGTGAGGGCCGCGACCGCGCAAATAATGCACCACCAGGGTGGTCGTGTTGATACCGGGAATGTCGTCCAATGCTGCTGCTGCTGTCATGGCTCATAACCCTCCGTAGTGATGTAGTAGTTGTTGGCGCGATTGATGAACTTTCGACCGTAATCACGCAGCTCATCCCCTGTTAATTCCCAAATGTCCGGGAAGTCGCCGTGGGGGCGGGCGATTACTAGCAGCGCTCGCTCTGGCGCAACCCCATACACGTACTGAATGCCATTCGCGTAGGCGCCCAGCTGGCAAAAATAGTCTTCAACGAGGTCAGTGTCGCGCTTGTTCTTTGACGTTTTCCAGTCGATCAGCGTTAACTGCTCGCTAATAGCCTCCTTACTAACCCCCTCCTGTTGCGTGTAGCTGCAGTAGCCCAACGCATCGAATGAACCTGCGAATCGGGTCGGGTGGTACACCGCGCATTCCTGCGCCACAAGCTGAACCCAATGCTCTTCTAAGAAGGGCTTGATGTTCCGCCAGTAGGCACCAAATGCAAAGTGTTTTGGGTCGGGAGCTGGGGTGCAAGCCGCATGAGCAAGCAGCCAGCTCTCGATCTGCTCGTGGGTCCAGGTGCCACGAGCTTTTGCTGCGTCCCCAATCGCAGCGGCATCAGGCCGCTTTAACCACTTCTCTAAACGCTCCTTACCAACGCTAGTGCGACCAAGAATTGTCGTGACGCTGTCAAGACGCCCGACAGGAGAGCTGTAGCCGCTTTTGTCAGGTAGACGGGTGACGACGCCTCGCGGGTTTGGTAGCTCGGTGAGGCGGGGAGACATGTCAAAAGTTGAGAAGGGCTGTTGTTAGTGAGTCCAGGGAGCGATCACTGAGGTATATCCCTGCACGGTGCGCTTGGACTTTTAGGGATGAGCGCAAGCACAACGCATCGGTTATGTAAATCTCCTGCTCGTCGGTAACTAACGCCGCCAGCTCAATCTCTTCCTGCGTAATCTCGTTGAGGTCGTCAAGAAGTTTTGTCATCGGTAGGTAGGGCTCTATCCGAAGTTGCCACTGGGCGGATAGTCACTACCACCACTGCACTCTCACCCGTGGCTTGGGTGTAGGAGCGGCAGGCGCGTTGGCAGGCGTCGGGATCAACCCAACCATGCGCCTCTTCCGAGAATTTGGTCCAGTCGCTGGAGCTGCCGGGGGCAGGAGGGCGCTGGGCAGCGTACCCCCTGAAGTACCCGCGAGCAGTTTTGACGATGTAACGAGTCGTAACCGGGGAATATCCGATCATTTGCTGCTAAACGGATTTCCACCATCAATCAGGCGGAAGATGTTGGCACCGGCATCCAACGACTCCTGCCACGCTGCTTTCACAGCAGCAGCTACCGCCTTGTCGCGCTTACGCAGACTGGGCTTCATGTCAGCGCTGTACGACACCTTTGGGCTCAAGGTCTTACTAATCTGTAAATCCCATTCGGTAAGGTCCGAGTAGTCGGAGTCGCCCGTCTTCCTGTCAATCTCCCGCAGGAGAGTCACTTGACTGTAGGAGAGCACCTTCACCGCTGATGCGTCGTAGTCATACACAAAGAACGCCGCGCATTTCTTGATCGCCTTCTTATCCGTGGGCTGTTTAGTGTCAAAGTCCACCTCGTTGCTGACGACAGCACCCGTTTGCGCTTCATATTCTGCGAGCAGAGCTGGGGTCGGGTAGTCGCCTGCTGCAATGCGCTTGGTGCGACCACCGTCAGGCTTGTCAAACCAGATCTCGTAGCCGGTGAGGGGCTCCTCAGATAGGATCGCGCACCTAAAGGGGTTGGGTAGTGTTTTGCCAATTGAAGAGGGGTTTATGTAGCCGTCGCGGCCACCTCCTTCAGGCTCCTTAGGCGTGAGGGACTCGGAAAAACTTGTGTTGAAGAATGCCATTTGAAGGGTAGGCGGTTGAGAGGTTTTGGACCCTACCTAGGTAAGGTCCTTTGAGCCTAAGTGGTTTTGTTCAATTCGTCAACACTTCTCACGGCTTCCTGCCGCATTACACGCTCGATTAGCTCGCTGCGATTGCAGCCGGCGCGGTCAGAGATTGTGGTGATCAGCTCCCAGCAACTATCAGTTAAATTCAGGCTTCTGCACCTTTTGAGTTCGCCCCAGTGGGTGGTTCGCTGGGCTTGGGGGCGTGGCTGGACAACGAACTCGGGCATCGCTTTTTTCCTGGCTGACCTAGCTTACCTACCTAGGGTGGTTTCGATGTGGCCCCAGAGCACGTTTGCGTTGCTGTCGCAGGCGCGGCCAATCTCATCCAAATTATCCAGCAGTAAATCTGCTGGGATGGGATCGTTCATGAGCAGGGGGCGTAAGAGGCGGCACTTTTCGTCGAGCTCATCGAGTTGGTCGAACCAGTCGATGCCGTGCCTCCCGTAATAGGCGCGTAAGTAACTGCCTAGCGCTGAGACGGCCCTGTACTCCTCTTGGGGGTGTAGGCAGCGCCTGCCTAGGGCAGGAAGCTCTCTGAGGCCGCAGAACGCCTCGTAGAGGCCCACAGGCCCCAATGCGACGTTGTTCGCATCTAGCAGGGGGATGCAGTTGCACCACACCGGCTCGTGGATGGCGGGGAGGGTAGGGCTCCCAGCTAGCTGAGGGTGCTCGTCAATTAACTCAGTTGGGTGGCCGATGCTGCGGGCCAACGCCGTGTTTAACGCGCCTAGGGCTAGGAAAACCTTTGGGCTGGGCTCGCCCAACGTGCCCTTGGCAAACCCCCCTATCTGGCTGGAGTGGAAATGCCGCCCCCCTAGGTAGTCCTCGGCTAGGCGAATGAGTTGGGTTTGGGTGAATTGTTTTGCAAAGGGGCGGAACATCGCATAAAACTGCGCGTTTCCACGTTCCATTGATGTCAGGATTTGGTTTGGGGTTGTGCTGGTGGGGGAGGAGCTGGGGAGGGTGGGGATCATTTCTAGAAATGTATCTAGGTGAAACCCTACCACCATTCTTCCCCTCGCCCGCGAAAGTACCCCCATTTCTGTCTGTATCAGCTCAAACCCCCTATAAACACTGGGTTATTGATTCAGACAGTAATTCCGGCGTCATACCGGCACTTTCTAAAAGTGCGGGAATCAACTGGGTTGGATACCGGCACTTTACTAAGGTGCGGGTATGGTTGCCGGTATATATTGCCGGTATTAAACCCCCTCCCCTGCAAGGGGTTTTAGCCAATACCCGCAAAAAAGGAGACATATTTATAAGGGTCAAACAATGTTTACGCCGTTTCCAGAACTCTTCTCCATTGATCTAGCCGCCTCCCTCACCTGCTCTATGGGTCGATAGTGAGGCAATACACGGTTGTTTTTTTCTTTACTGCGAATCAATTGCTTCTCCAGCACACTGCCAGTCAGCCTTTCCAAATAGCGCGTAAAACTTCGCTCATTAAAACTTACGTCCAACAGTCCTTGCCAATCACTAGGCGTAAGCCATTGATCGTTGCGAATAGCTCTGAACTTATTTGTTAGCAATTCCAACGGACCGAGCTCTTCATCTTGTGGGTGTACCCACTGCCACGTACTGGTGTAGGCATCACGGGTGATGCAGAGTTTGCGCCCCGCATACCCACCCCTGCTCTTCTCAAACAACAAGTGGCGGGTGGTGCTAATGCTCGCGTCAGCCCTCTTCTTACCAATCAGCGCCGGATCGTAATACACCAACAACTCTTCTGAAGCAGCCTTAATCTGCTCCGTGCCACTAAATCTCAGCGGCTCATCTCTGCTGGTGTGGTGCAGAATTATGATCGCGCACTTAGGCCAACTAACTCCATTGTGCCGCACGAATGTACGGATAGGATCTGCATAAGCAGGATCACCAATCTTACACCCAGGCACTGCCATAGATGTTAAGCAGTCCATTATTACCAGGTCGGGCTTAAAGTCATTTAATGTTTGAACTATTTTGATCATATCTTGAAAGCCCGCCCCGCTGGTGATGCGCAAATTGGCTGCGAAGGTCGCCGTCTGCTCTACCCCTTCCATCGCTAGATCGCGCACCATGTCTACATTGCTGCAATCGCTGGTGAGGATCAGCACCCGCCCCTGCTCCGCTACGCTGTGGCGCGTTTTGCCTATATCGACAGGGCTTTTCGTCAGCACACGATTGGCTAAAAAGCACCCCAGCGTCGTCTTGCCGCTATGGCTACCACCCACAAGTACATGCACCCGCCTACTAATTAAGCCGTCAATTACATCAGTCTCAACATTATCCTTACGAGCATCTCTTGCAATGTCTTCCAGGGATTGAGCACCCTTATCTTCTAATTCCCCCAGCCAATGTTTAAGTCGCAACCTATACAACTCGTCAGGATTAATCCCGTATTCGCGCTTGGCTTTGCCTGTCCAGGCAGCCATGGCCGTCTCATCATTAGCGCAGGCATTCATCTTATTTATCAACTTCTTTAGTCCTTCGATGTGCATCTCGGATTGTTCTAGCGGGGGGAGTGCCCAGGTCGGCCACTGAAAGCCGTTGTTTTTTGCAAAGTGGAATAGCGAACCTATCCTGGCCCTTTGATCTTCCGCCACTGTACTTTTGTTAAGTGATTCAATCGTTTTCTCTAAACTTTCATTGCTACCCCATTCGTTACGCGACTCCCACTCAGTATCTGCAAGTATTTGGTAATTAAGCTCTGGGCCAAACTCATCAGTTAAGCCGCATAGTATGCGACGTACTTTTTCATAAGTACCGCTGCCTCTGCCATCTCTATTAGGGCAGTATTCAATCGCATCTTTCGCAAGTTGGATCTTTTCGTGAGTGCGTAGTCTTTCCCATGGGGTTCCGTCCGTCTCTCCTGCACGGGTGCGATCCTCTACTGAAGATGGAAGGTTTTCCTCAAATTTTGCACAGATGCCTAGCAGTAACCATTCGGGTGCTTCTGCCCAACTAACCACTGCTGGGGTTGCTTTTGGCATCCACCTGTAAAACAGTGGGCGCTGGTTTGAGCTTTGAGGGTGGTCGCCACAAATCACAGCCTGGCGCCCTGTGCCCGTCCCATTCATCCAAATCGCCTCTAGTACAACTTTGTCGTTTAACCGCCAACTAGCACTTTTATTTTTAAATTGATCCCACCACTCAGACGGCACCCTTAGGAATACTTTTCCTCTTCCTTGTTTACCACTCATATTGCACAGCGTTTTTGGTAGTTCGCTGGGGTAGTGGCGGAAGTGTGCTTTAAATGCGCGAACGGATTGGGAGCCGGTGCCATCGAAATCAATCACTAATAGGCCACCGGATTCAGGGCCGGTAATCGCACCTAAACCAATCATCTTCTTAAACTTCCATCTCTCCTCACTAGACGGGCAGGTGTTAAGTTTTATTACATCCTCCAGGGTTCTGCCTCCGCCCCTAGCCCCCCAGCTTTCCTCAAAGCACATTTTTGCATCGTCATTTCCACCAGTTAGCGCGTATCTCCATTGCGTGGGCAGCCCAGTTAATAGGGCTGTTTGATCGTCGCGAAGCATTTGAACTACTGATTACAGCTCCCGGACCATACACCTTTCTCACCTGTTTGGGTAGGGTTGCCTAAACCTATCTGGTGCGGTAGAAAGCGGGGGTCTTCTACTAGGCCCATGACTCAAGCACTGTTCGCACTAACACCGCAGGAGCGGAGGGAGTTCATATCAGACATTCAAAAGGTGACTTTTCGCCACATAGATCCTGAGGTGGTGGATCAAGTGACTTGTTGGGCGCTGACTATTAATTCGGTTAGTGATGACGCTGTGATCAACATGTGGCAGACACGTAATGACCTCGTTTAACTCTGCGCTCCTGTCTGACCTAAAGGGGTTGGGTACGGAGTTTGCCCTGGATATGGAGACTGCGCTCATACCGCATTGTTGGGAAGGCCGTCACCAGCAACGACTACTTCAGTTGTATAACGGCACTACAGAATTGTGGTACGATCTGTTGAACTGGGGGGTTGAGGAGTGGGAGGCGCTGCGCATCTACCTAAGCGATCCCAAACTTGAGGTTTACGGCCACAACATCGGCTTTGATTACAAGTGCCTTTTGGCGTCTGGCGTAGAGATTAAGGGCACACTATTTGATTCGATGATTGCATCGAAGCTGATCAATGCTGGCCGGGGGCAGGTTAAGCATGGGTTAGGGGATGTTGTGCGTCGTGTGCTTGAGCGGCAGGTGGATAAAACTTTGCAGGCCCAGGATTGGATGACTGCTGAGTTAAATGCTGCGGACCTTAAATATGCGATGGAAGATGTGCGCTCTGCGTGGCAGTTGTGTCACGCATTGCATGAGCAACTCTACGCGCAAGATCTGCAAGAAACATACCGCCTCGAATGCGCTTTAATCCCCGTCATTGCTGCTATGGAATTGGAGGGGTTGTATGTTGATAAAGAGGTGCTGCAAAGTGCGGTCGAATTTTATGGGTGTAGTAAAGATGAAGGTGTTGCTTACTACTTAGACCTACTTGATAATGAGCTGAAACTTAAGGGGCATTTAGGTATACCCCGTTTTGACGATGGCATCTTTAACTTAAATGTCAAAGCTTCTGGAAGTGTAAGGCTGGGTACTAAGAAGTTGGCTGGCTTTAACATCTCAAGTGTTCAGCAGAATGCCAACTATTGGAAAGTGCTGGGGATTAACCCTGTCAATGAGGCGGGCAAGGTGTCGTTGGATAAAAAGAACCTTGCTCTTTATCGGACTTATGAAGTTGTGAGGGCTTATGAGTTCTTTCGTAAGGCGGATAAAAGGGCAACTATGGCTCAAAAACTGCAAGAGCATGTAGCTGGGGATGGTCGTATTCATGCGCAGTTTATGCCCCTGCAAACTGCAACCGGGCGCTTTAGTTGCTCTAACCCCAACCTTCAGCAGGTGCCTAGGGATAAGGAGTTTCGTTCTGCGTTTACTGCACCCCCTGGCAGAGTTTTAGTGCAGGCTGATTACAGCGCTATGGAGTTGCGTTATTTAGCTGCGCTGACTAAATGCAAACCCATGCTTGATGCCTTTAATTCTGGGGCGGATTTGCACACCCGCACAGCAGCTTTGATGTATGGAAAAGGCGATTTAGATGTCACTAAAGACGAGCGCACTGCAGCTAAAGCATGTAATTTTGGGTTGGCTTACGCTTCTGCACCCAAGGGCTTGCAGAGTTATTTTGCTACGCTTGGGATATACATTAAAGAAAAGGAAGCCCGCGCTTTTCATAAAATGTGGCACGAAGCCTATCCTGAAGTTGGGAAGTGGCATTCCTTTTGTCAGCGTAGTGTTGATCGTGGCGCTCCTGTGCGTACTGCGATTGGCAGAAGACGGGAGTTGTTTGGTGATGAAAATAGAGTGCAGGTATTTGCTAATAACACAGTGCAGGGTGGATGCGCTGATATTATGAAGGCTGCCCTAATATCTATTCATAATGAATTACCAGAGGGTGCGGTTTTAGTAGCAACTGTACATGATGAAGTTATAGTTGAATGTGATCAAATTCAATCAGATGAGGTTTTATCAATTGTGCTTTGCGAAATGGCCGAGGCTGGTGTACCAATTCTGGGCGAGACTGTAAAACTTATTGCAGACGGCGGCGTTGTTAAAGATTGGGGGGAGAAATAGTGGACGGCCCACCCCACCCCAGCGAAAGTCGTCTTAAGCAGTTGTTAGCGTCCGCCCTGGAGCGGAAGCTTAAAGGCGAAGCACCACGGTTATCTCTCCAGATGGCTCCAACACGCATTGTTCGAGAAGCTCTAAATATAGTTCCCTAAGTTCGTCGCGGTTGAGTTGAGCCCAAATAGTCGGGTCCGCAAAAGCTTCAAGCGCTTTTGGGTCCGGGGCGTTGTTGATAACTTGCGTTTCTGCCAGTCGGGCGCGTTTTATCTCCAGCGCACCTGCAAAGTCAGGGTCGTTCAGCGCTTCTAATTGCGCGATTTCTTTACGCAGCTTTAGCACTGCTGGGCTGTCTTCCTTTTTGACAATGTTTGCTAACTCTGTGTTGCGTTTACTGAGCGCACTATTTATTGCTTCTACTACCGTAGTTTCCCTTATTCCCTTGTAGCGGTTTGCGCATTTAATGTGTTTGCACAGCAGGCTGGGGTAGGTGCGCCTTCGCTGATATGTCAATCGCATCTTGCAGGTTCCGCATACGCAAAGCCCTGTTAATAGCATCGGAGGCAGTCGGGCTGTAGACCCCCAACTCTTTCTATTCTGCTCAAACTGACGTTCCATTATTGCAAAATCTGCGTGGCTTATTAAGGGTTGATGTTGGTCCCAAATGACTTGGCTAAACGTGCGTGTTTTGCCTTTTAACCAGCCAACGCCTCCGCGAATTACGGGGTTTTCTAGCCAACCTTTTACGCTGGTGTTGCAAGCAAAAGGAAGTGTTTCGTGAGTTTTTTGCCATTTCTCAAGCGCTCGCGTCATGCGCATATCACAATCTTTTAATAGTTGAATAAATTCCAGCGCCTGTGGGAACTGTGTTGGGTCTGGTTCAAATCGAGCCCTGTCTTCGCTAACTCTGTAACCCCATGGTGCCCTGCCCCTTACTGGTTTGCCAGCCTTTCGCGCAGCGTTGTATCCAGAAACTATGCGTAGAGACAGCATCCGTGATTCGACCTCAGCCAGACTGGTGGTGATCCTGGACAGCAAGAAGCCACCTGGGGTTTCGCTTTCTACGGTGCCGCCGTCCAGGCATCGGATTGCTACGCCCCGCAGCGCACAAGCAGCAATTAGCGCGTCAGTTGCTGCGGCATCCCTGCCCAACCTGTCGATGCGCGTTACAACAATTTCGCTGATTGCTTTTCTGGACACCAACTCCAGGATTTCCATGTAGCCGGGGCGGGATTGGCTCAAACCCGACTCCTGGTCCTCAATAATCCGATCCACACCAGCACTAACAATGCGTTGACGCTGGTTTTCCAGGGCGGATCGCTGTGCCTCTGTGTCTGTAGACACACGTAGATACCCGATCCTCATGGCAGGGAAGCTCTGATTACTTGCTTTTACCGTAGCCAGCTGGTATCTTGAGCAGGCCCAAACAAGAAAAACGTGACAATCGTTGCTCCTCCGCCTCATCTCAGCCAAATCACTGCAGAATCCTGCGTTCAACTCGCCTCTCAAATTGTTACAAATCTTCACCGGCTTTCTGACGCTGACGAAGGCTTAACTTTCAGAGAGCAATTCGAACTTAGTGAAGCCCTAACAGCTATTTGTAACGCACTTACACTTGTGCATCAAGTAGTCAAACTGGAAATTCGTAGGGCGGGTTTGGGAGCATGACAGACGACACCCTTGGGTTTGATCCTATTAACCCTAGTCATTATGTGTGCTCAGAATCAAATATTGAGTGCATTGAGGCTATTGAGGCTGCCTTAACGTGTGATGAGTTTCGTGGTTACCTTAAAGGAAACTGCATGAAATATCTATGGAGAGAACGGCATAAGAACGGCCTGCAAGATGTAAAGAAGCTAAATTGGTATGCAGACAGACTATTAATTTTTATGGATTATTTTGAGCGTGATAAGATATGACAACTGAAGAACTCTTCTTAAAGTGGTGGGTGGAGTCGTATCCAGGCACCATCCCCGGCGAGTACGCAAAAATTACTCATGTTGGATTTGCCAACTATTTAGATTCAATTAGACGCATGGAATTGTTGCAGGCAATGGGCAAATCCGACGGTGATTTGTCCTAACTGCGGCGGTAAGTACAGCTCTGTTGAGCAAACAAACCAAGACACCTTGGACTCTACTGTTCGCCATCGGCGCTGCAAACATTGTCAACACCGATGGTGGACTTTAGAAGTTGTGCTTCCGTCTGAGGCGATTGGTCGCCTTAATGGCGAGCCCGTGCGGCGCACAAACTATCAACGCATTCGCTACTCAGCTGGGGATGATAACTCCGGCGTCTCTAATAGATGGCGTAGAAGTGCCTTTGCATTACCCAAACTAGGAAACCTTGATTAACCAGTTTTTAAGATGACTCAAGACACATCGTATTCTGCTTTTATGCGGGAGTGTTCACGCCACCCCCTGCTAACTGCCTCAGATGAAATTAGGCTTTCGCGGTCAATTCAAAAATCAATTGAGCTGCTAAATAGGCAGAGTGCTGGGGAGGTTTTGACTAAATCTGAGCAGCGTTTAGTTCATGTTGGCAACCGTGCTAAGCAGCGAATGGTGGCATCTAACCTGCGACTGGTTGTTAAAATCGCTCACAGCTATTCGGGCAGGGTTAGGCATCTATCTCTCTTGGATTTAGTCCAAGAAGGCAGCCTAGGTTTGATGCGGGCGGTTGAATTGTTTGATGCTACTCGCGGGTACAAATTCTCCACTTATGCCTACTGGTGGATTCGCCAGTCTGTCACTCGTGCGATCACTCAACTGGATTCTTCAATCCGTGCCCCCCTGCACATAGCAGAGAAATTCTCTCAGGTGCGTGGCGCTGCAGAACGCTTGACTAAGGAGTTGAACCGGACTCCTACTCGTAATGAACTGGCCGCTTCTATGGATATAAAACCAGCTGAACTGGAGTTATTGATGAGTAGGCTTGCTACACCATGTTCTTTAGATGCTTCTATTGTGGAGGATGGCAGTACTCTGATAGACCTGATTGCTGATCCCAAGAGTAATGCTGATTCTGAAGATCTGAATGCTGATGATTATTGGAGAATGTATTGCGCTATCGGTATGTTAGAACCAAGGGAGCAGGAAATTGTCATGCACCGGCATCATGTGCAGGGGCATGAACAGATGACCCTAACTCAAATAGGTGCCAAGATTGGTGTTAGTAGGTCTAGGGTGTCTGAACTCGAAAAGCGGGCGGTAAAGAAGATCCGTACATACATGGTTCAGATGTCGCCACTGGCTGACCCCCGCCAGCTAGCGTCTGTGCATACAGTGAGTTGTTAATAGTTGTTGATATGGAACCTTTAATGTGGGAGCAAGTTAATGATCAGGGTCAAGTTGAGTGGGTTGTGGAAGGTCTAGGTATGCGATTTCATCATCATCATCATCATCATCATCAGCAATGGCAAGCAGAGGTATACCTGCACTACCTTCAAAGGAGTGTTGGTTTATCCACAGATGAATGTCAGCCTCCCGCTTAGCTGTCCAGTCTTTGCGGGTGCGAAACCAACTAAAAACTTCCTTACTACCCTTGGTTCGATTGCAATTGGGGCAGGCGGGCAGCAGGTTGTAGGTGTTGGTTGTGCCGCCCTTAGATCGGGGTTTTATGTGATCTAAAGTGCATGGATTTTCCGCGCCGCAGTAGGCGCACTTATGCCGCCAGATTTCAAATATGTAGTCGCGAAATTGGCGCTTTGCCTCACGCTTGTTCAGCAGGTAGGTTTCCGAGATCCAGTGGCTCACTGTCCAAGGCGGGGGGTAATGGGCTAGGGATAACCGATAGGCCTAAAAGGTGTTCCTCCGAGTAAGCAAGTTCCGCGCATCTCGCGTACACGTTCTCCGCTAATTCGTCAATTTCCAGGTCGGAATCAACGATCATTTGCATTTCGATTTCGATTAGGTATTGCTGCACTTAAGGTTCCGCCAAGATCGCCCAGCCGGTGTTTCCTCCACCCTCCACCTGCCAGCGCGGCCCCCAGTTCTTACGGCTGTAAGCCAAACCTGCGCCTTTACTATTCAGATAGACTCCATTGATGTTGTCCAATTCCCCAAAGGGGTCGTTGACGATTACCGAATTAGCCGTAAATCCCGTAACTATTAGCCAATGGCCGCCCCCCGTTGGATTGGCAGAGGTGCCGTGATGTAGGAACCCGCAAGGTACGGGAACGCCACGCATTATTTGCCTCTCTATGTCAATAAAGCCTGCGTTTTGTGTGAACTTCGCCGTGATGCCGTAACTGCGAAGGGCTCGCAATTGGGCGGAAGCGTCCGTTGTGTCCCCGAAAGAGTGAACACGCAGTAGGTACTGGTCGTCCGCATTTGGCCCTGTGATCGCCCCCGGCTTTAACGTCGCAACTAACATTGCGCAGCTGGAGCTAAAACACATTCGCATCGCCTGCCCCGGCTCGTTGCTATCACGCTGTGAGAAGTAGGGCACTTTCAGCGGATTGCCCTTCACCGTGGGACTCGTGAGTCTCGCAATGGGGGATTGCTCATTCATCAACGCGATTAACTTTTCTGCATAGCTGGGGTCGGTTGCATACCCCTGCTGCACTAAAGCCTTGGCCGCTAAATTGCGATTTAGTTGATTATTAACGCCTTTATGTTGCTTGTAATCTTTATACCAACGATCAACAATGTATTGAACGCATGTTGAAATGTCGGGGAAGTTGAGAAAGTCGTCTGTGATTGTGATCCAATCGCCGTTCACAAACTCCCGCGTCTCAGTGCTAGTACCCCCGCCCTTTAATCCAAAATAGTTGTGATGCCCGCTCGGCTTTTTGCCCCAGGCGCTTTCCATCGCCCACTGGGCCGCGACTAATTCTGGAAAGGCTGCACCCGCTTTGTTAGCTGCTGCTAAAATACCGTCCCAGGTGTTAGCTACTCCTAAACCTGCTTTTGCAATAGGTGCGGATCTAAATAACAACGCAAACTCCGTTCTCTGCTCTGCAGTTAGTGCATCATCTAACCACTGCCACGCAGCTAATTGGTGCGGTTCACCTTTGCTGAACTTAACTGCGTCAACTAGCCTGATCGGGCGCTGGGGGCTCATTACGTTTTCCCAATTGTGTAGTTAGCCAAGGTGCCTGAATTCGCAACTCACCGCTTTCGCTCTCGGTGATCTGGGGCTGGGGTTGCTCCGCAAACCACGCTTCGTGAATAGCTGCAATCTGCAAATCAACGTCGCGAAGTGTTTGCTCAGTTCTCCACTCAATCCAGTCACTTTTCGTGTGCTCTAAAAGCATCTTCACCGCAGTGTTAAAGCCAAGCGATGGTTGCTTTTTGCACAGTAGTTGGAAGATTTCGTGCAGAATTGCAGCCCAAATGCGGTAGCTGGAAGGCTTCACTTGTGGGGAAATACTGTGCGCAGTACACTTACAACCTGCTGCACAATGCCATTGCCGCGCAGGGGTGTGTAGGGCAGTACCTCACTGATCACCAGCAGGCATAAAGCAATGATTGTGGCGGTTTCCATTAGGGTTTTGGTAACTGCCCTAAGTTGCCGGCGCTATCAGCGAGCTACTACTTCTAGTGCGCGGACCCGCCTTTCAATGTCGCTAATTCGCTCCTTGGAATCGACCTTAAGCTCACGTACATCTTCTAATACTGTTAGCAGTCCGGTCTCAATCTTTGACACCTGCAGGAATAGCCCGCATAACCCCAGCACCGCCGCTACTAACAATGCGGGTACTGCCTGCGCCGCCCAGCTGGGAGATTCTGGCACTGGCGGCATTGGAGCAGGTGTCACCAGCTTTTAGGCAATTGCGGTTGCCCTAGATTGCCCCTGGTCTAGCTCAGAGCTGCTTCAATTGCCCCGCGGCTTGCAAAGCCCCATGCCGCAGCAGCACCGGCATTCCATTCGGTGCGGATTACTGGCACCACATAACCAGCATCGCCTTCTTGTAGCTCACGGTCATAGTCCTGTGGATATTCTGCATCATCAAAAATGATGTAATCGTTTAGCAGATTCTGCAAAAACGCAGTGCGCTCTGCGCTGGGTTCAGCTGTTTGCAAATCGGTAGCAGTGTTAATCAGCATGGGGCAAACTCCGTGGTAGTAGTAATATGGTAGAGCAGCGGTGCGTCAACACCCTGCCCCGTGTCCACCTCACCTTTAATGAGATGACAATTAAGCATAAACCGCTTCCTGCGATTGATGAACTGAAAAGGCTTTTCCAATTGCGCGATGGTGTATTGATCCGTAAGACTGGTAACGGTGGCATAAAGATTGGGACACCAGCAGGCGGTCCAATTCTTAATGGCGGCCACATTTCCGTCAGTATCGGTAATTCTCGCTATTTGGTTCATAGATTGATTTGGAAGTTGTCTACAGGTGAAGACCCCGGCAAATATCAAATTGATCATATTAACGGCAACCGAACTGACAACCGCATTGAGAACCTGCGCAAGGTGACGCATCAACAAAATGGAATGCACAGAAGCAATCCACAGATTAATTCGCGTAGTGGCGTTATAGGCGTTTGTTGGCGCAAGAGCAGCAACAAATGGGAAGCCACAATTCACC